GTCCGCCGCTTGGCCCTGCCAGCCGCCACCGCGCAAGCCCGCGACCACAATCGCCAGCACATCGCGGCTGGCGATCTGGCCCGCTTCCAGCCGCGTGACCAGGGCGAGCACTGTCTCATCTTGCAGCCCGGCCTCTAGTTCGGCCAGCGCGCCAAGGGTCAGGCGCAGGGTGTGGGGCTGGCCGTTCAGGACCAGCTCAACCTCTCCTGCAAACGGGTTCACCATCAGGCCCCCCCGTCGATAATGAAGTCCAACTGCCCGGCGCTGGCCAAGGACAGCTCGAACGTGGCTTCGCCGTTATGGCTGCCCGCGTAATCGAGGCCGGTGATCTGGAACGCCCCTTCGATAATGCCGAAATCGGGGATGATGACCTGAAAATCGGGCGTCTCACCATTGAAGAAGATGGCGCGTGCGCGTTCATCCGTGCCCGCGTCACGAAACACGCCCGCGCCCGAGATGGACGCCGATTTCACGCCTGCGCCACCCAGCAATTCGCGCCAACCGCCTTCGCTAGAAAGTGACGTTACATCAACCGTTTCCGCATTGAAGCTGATGCGCGTGGCGCGCAGGCCCGCGACGGTTTCGAACTGGCCATCGCCGGTCATATCCACCTTGACCAACAGGTCTTTTCCGTTTTGTGCGCCCATCGGGGTGCCCTCCGTATGTTGAAATCAGTCCTCGACCCGCGCGCGAAAGCGCAGGTCAATGCGGCGGGTCTGGTCGCCTTCGATCTTGCGCGCCTCTGCCCGGTCAAACCACAGCGCCACGAGCCGCCCGCGCGACAGCGTGAGCGCGGGCGCGTTCAGCACTTCGGCAATGCGCGCGGCGATCTGCTTGGCGGGCAGAAAGCCCGTGGCATTGGTCAGCACGCTAATGGTCAGCCGGTGCTCTGCGCCGTGTCCGGTTTTATCCGACGCATCCGACACTTCTTCAGGGCCGATGAGCGCGTAGGTGGCAGGCGGCGTCGCCGGCGGGATCGCGTCATAGATCGCACCGCCCAGAAGCGCGCTCAGCACGGCATCGGCGGATAGGTGCTGAAAGATCGCCTCTTGCAGCGCGGGGGCGAGTTGATAGCTCATGCGGGCAACTCCTCTTCGGCGGTGCAATCCAGATAGCGGCCCAGCGCATCGGCCTCTGCCACCGACAGAATGCGGTAGATGCGTTGACCTTCGACAAAGCGTTGTCCGGGACGTGGGCGGCGGTCGGTGCCGAAAGGCGCGGCCCGCAGCGTGATGCGCAGGCGCACCTCGCCCGAGGGGCCAAGCGCGCCCAGGCGTTCTTGCCCGCTGCGCGCGTCGATCGCGGCCCAATGCGTGCCAAGCGGTGTCCATGTAGTCGAAAAGCCACCTGCGCCATCAGGGGTGGCGACCGGGCTTTCCAGCACCAGCGCCCGGCTTAGGTTCGGCGCGCTCATCTCTGGCCCCCAAGGCGCAGATCGCGCCAGCGCTCCAACAGCGTGCGCACGCCGAAATCCATATCCTCGGATGCGCCGCCATCGCGGGCCTCGTAGCTTTGCGCGGCCAGCAGGAACACCGCTTGGCGCAGATCGGCGGGCACATCGTCCCATGCCGGGCCAAAGCCTGCGGTCAGGGTGATAACCGCCTGTCCCCCCGTAGGAATGGGCGGCAAGACGCTGCCCATGGGGGCCAAACGCGGGCGCGGGCCATCGGCTTGCAACGTGTAGCGCGCAGGGTCCACCGGGGTGCTTGCGCCCTCGCGGTTCACCAGCGTGACAGAGGCGACGGCACTGACCGGGGCCACGGGCAGAACCTGGCCGCAATCGGACCGCCAGCGCGTCAGCCGCAGCGTGAAATCGCGCGCCAGCAAAGCGCGGCCGGTGCGCGCCTCGACCGTGGCCATCGCCGCGCGCAAATATTGCTCCAGCAGAGCGTCTTGCGTGGTGTCATCGGCAAAACCACTCGACAGGCGCAGATGGTCGCGAAAGGCGGCAATCGGCAGGGCGGCAAGCGGAACAGGGCTGATCTGGGTCAGGTCCATGAAAGCCTCTTTGCGTGAAAATCATCAGGGATGGGCGCGGCCCCATGCCGGGGGACAGAGCTGCAATAAGGGCGCGCGCCCGGCCCCGCCGCGAGTGCCGCGACGGGGAACTTGCGCCTTAACTCAGGCCGAATTTCAGCAGCTTGATCGCCTTGAAGTCCGACACATCGCCGCCCACACGCTTGGTGGCATAGAACAGCACATGCGGCTTGGCGCTGAACGGGTCACGCAGCACGCGCATATCGGGGCGCTCGGCAATCGTGTAGCCCGCGTTGAAATCGCCAAAGGCAATCGCGAAGCTGTCGGTTGCGATGTCGGGCATGTCCTCGGCCACGAGCACCGGGTAGCCCATCAGACGCGCAGGCTCGCCAGAGGCCAGACCGTCCGACCACAGGAAGCGGCCATCGGCGTCTTTCATCTTGCGCACGGCGCCAGCGGTTTTCGAGTTCATCACGAACACGGCGTTGGCGCGGTAGCTGGCACCCAGCGCATATACCAGGTCCACAATGGAATCGGCGGCATTGGTGGCGGCGAAATCGCCATCGGCACCTGTGGCGATATAGCCAAGATTGTCCCAATCCCAAAGCGCATCGTCCACCGCCGGGTGGTCAAGGAAGCCGCGCGGCTTATCGACGCCATCGCCATTGATGAAAGCGGCCGCTTCGGCGCGGGCAAATTTGCCCGCAATGCGGTCGGCCAGCCAGCCTTCAATATCAAACGCGCTGTCATCCAGCAGGCGCTGGCTGGCCTTGGGCATGGCCGACAATTCGTGCAGGCGGATCGAGATGCGGTCGATCGTCGGCGTGTCGGATTCCGCCACGCTGCCGGATTCCGTGGCCCAGCCCGAAGAAATGTCAGAATGATCGACCAGCACGTCGAAAGAGGTGCTCTCGACCATCACCACCGAGGCAATCGCGCGGATGGACGCCGCATTATGCAGCACGCCGCGAATGGTCTCTGCGGTGGCCGGATCGACCAGATAGCCGCCTTCGGCCGCGACAGAGGTGTTCAGCCCCTTCGCTTCCAGTTGCAGCCCGCGCAGATCGGCCTCGTTGCCGGAGCGCAGGTATGCGTCGAACGCCTTGTGATGCAGCGTATCGGCCGCGTCAGAGCGGTCCAGAACAGGGCGGGCGGGGGAAAGGGCTGTCTTGCGGTCCAGCATGGTCAATCGCTCTTCGGTTTGGGAAAGTTTACGGGTGATATCGGCCTGAAACGCGTCGAACTCGGCGGCAAAGCCATGCCATGCGGTTTTCAGTTCAAGTTTCGTCTCTGGAGCGTCAGACATTTCGGGCGCAGCGGACTGACATGCAGCGGACTGGCCCGCAGCCTGTGGCGCGGGGTGGGTCATCGGGTCTCTCTCCTATGACAAACGGTGATCTATGATCTGGGACTTACCCTAACGCGGATGGCCCAAGATCGGGTGAAGGCAGCGTGCGCTGGCCGCGCAACGGGCCTAAAGCTGTGCCAGCGCCGCCCGCGCGGCCCGCAGCTTGGCGGTCAAAAGCGACAACTCGTCAAAGTCATCGGACTTGCGGTCAATCCGCGCGGTGCTCTGCATGGGGAATGTCACAAGGCTGACTTCCCACAGGTCCAGCTCCAGCAGCCGCCGCCCGCCGCCGGGCAGTTTCTCGGCGCGCAAGGTGCGGTAGCCGATGGACAAGCCATCGACCGCCCCCGCCGCCAAAAGCGCCTGTGCTTCGCGCGCGCGGGCGACATCGGGCAACAGGCGGCCTTTGACATACAGACCCACCGCATCCTCGCGCACCTCGTCCCAGACCCCGATAGGCTGGCTGGGGTCGTGCTGCCACAGCATCCGCACCTGGTCGCTACTTGCGGCCAGCCGTGCGAGCGACCCGGCATAAGCGCCGGCCACCACTGTGTCGCCGCCCCGGTCGCGCTGGCCGAAGAGGCTGGCATAGCCCGCGATCTCGTGTCCCTCGATCACGCGCAAACCCGGCTCGGGGCGGATGAATTTATATTCCAACATGGGGAAGTCCTTTCTCATGTCGTGATCTGCACCAGCGCCAGCGCGCCATGCATCAGCACGCCTGCCGCCACACCGTAAACGGCCAGCCACAAGCGCCGCTCCAGCCGCTCGACAGCCGCTTCCAGCCGCACCATGCGGAATTCCAG